AGTAGCTTCACGTAAAGAGAAGAAGTTATATCAATCGTGTCACATCCTTCACAAACAGGGTAGATATTATATTGTACATTTCAAAGAACTGTTTGCTCTTGATGGTAAGAAAGCAAACTTAAGTACAAATGATGTACAACGTAGGAATCGTATAGTACAGTTACTAAGCGATTGGGGATTAATATCCATTAATGCTAAAGAAGTTATAGCAGACGTAGCACCTCTAAGTCAGATAAAAGTCCTTGCTTATAAAGAGAAAGGAGACTGGACATTAGAGAGTAAATATAACATTGGAAAGAAGAAAGAGGATTAACCGAACTTATAGTATCGGTTTATACCATAACGCTTTTTTATAGTTCGTGCTTAAATAATAGTGTACGCTTCGGGTACACAAATTAAACACTCGCTTATTTAAGGAGAACTACTATGAACTTAGCAAGATACCATGCTGCAAATCTTCCAGAACTAATAGAGAAGATTAATCGCAACAGCATAGGAATGGACGATTACCTCAATCGGTTCTGGGATGGAGTAGACACTACATCTAACTACCCACCCTATAACATTATCGAAATTAACAATGTTGAATCGAGGTTGGAGGTTGCCTTGGCGGGCTTCAAAAAAGATGAACTCAAAGTCTTTACGGAGTTTGGAAAATTACATGTCCAAGGCACAAAAGAAAAACAGGAGGATGATAGAACATTTAGACATAGAGGAGTGGCCGCAAGGGACTTCACTAGGGTCTGGTCACTCTCAGATGATACCGAAATACGAGGAGTCGAATTCAGAGACGGATTGCTCGTGGTACAACTGGGAAAGATAGTTCCAGAACATCACGCTAGAAAGGATTTTATCTAGTCCTACATAGGAGGGGTTGACAAACGTTGATCCCTCCTTTATAATGTTTATATAAGAGCTAGCGAGAATGGCAAAAAAGAAAGAACCAATTAATGTAACTCCCCAAGGTATTGACAATACACTCGTTAATCCTGATAGGATTAAAGTTGTTATACTTCACAATGGTGATCAAGTTATTACAGACTTACAAGAAGCAGTTGATAAGACTACTAACCAACGTCAAGCATATATCTTTAACTACCCTTACCTAGTAGAGTACGATAAACCTAAGACAGATGGAACTACTGGAGTAGTACAAGATCCAGAAGTTAAAGTACATTACTCTCCATGGTGTCCTCTTACACCAGAAACTAGAATAGCAATCAATCATAATATGGTTGTGACTATCCTAGAACCAGTACCAAGTTTGCGTGATACATACATTACTAATGTACGCAAGATGGGTGGAAACATAGAATGAGCGTTTCGCTTTTATTATTAAGATCAGGTGAAGAGATTATAACTGAAGTACAGGAGGTCTTTGATCCTGAGACTAAAGACCCTGTTGGTTTTAAGTTACATAAACCCTTTCGTCTAGAGATTGTCTCTGATGCTGAGGGTGGTATTGTGCTTGACAGAACTAAAGGTTATCAAGTATCATGGTTTCCATGGGCACCCCTGAGTAAGGATAGAGATTTCTTTCTACCTGCAGGACATGTTATTACAGCATACTCTCCTTTGGATAGTATCTCTGAACAATATGTTAATGCCATTAAGGAAGAATTTTACAATGAAAACTTCAAGAAACATGAAGATGCCATTGCAGGTGCTTTTGATGATGACTTAGACATGGAAGATATCTTTAAAGAAGCAGAAAAATTATTGGAGGATGATGATGGAAGTGATGGTAGTGATCCTACGATCGGGAATACACCTGATATCGAAGGTGGAACAACTGGAGGAGGAACCGAATTGCCACCTTCAGGATCCGTACCTGATAAAGAATGATGGCACACTAGAACCATGGCCACGTTACACAACTGACACAGACGTATTGCTATATTCTGAAACTCTTGCTACAATAGTAGAACCAACAAACGAAATCAAAAAGAAATACGAGATCGTTACCAAATGAGTTTCTATACAAACGTCCAAATGGTTGGAGACAATTTGCTTTATCTTGGATACGAGAATGGACAACGTATTCAACGTAAGTTCAAGTTCTCTCCAACACTTTTTATTGTCACTGATAAAAAAACAAAACATAAAACTCTTGATGGTAGGTATGCCAAACCAGTAAGGTTTGAATCAATTAAAGAAGCACGTGCTTTCAGAGACAAGTACGGCGACATACAAAATTTCGAGGTTCATGGTTATGACAGGTATCTCTATCAATTCATCTCGAAAGAGTTTCCGAAGGAAATTGATTACGACCTTAAAAGTCTTAAAATTACATCTCTTGATATCGAGGTGGCATGTGAGAATGGCTTTCCTAACGTGCAGGAATGCTCGCAACCTCTTCTTAGCATTACAGTACAAGACCATCTCAGTCGTAAGATCAAAGTATGGGGTACCAAACCGTATACAAATAATAGAGATGACGTTGAGTACATATTGTGTAACGGTGAAGAACATCTTCTCCGTTGTTTTCTTGACTATTGGATTACTAATTTCCCAGATATTCTCACGGGGTGGAACGTAGAACTTTATGACGTACCATACATCTGTGGACGTATGGAGAGGTTGTTTGGTGAGAAAGAAATGAAGCAGATGTCTCCATGGGGTATCGTGCATCGAGAAGAGATGGAGATAAAAGGTCGTGTCCAAATACTGTACAACATGTATGGTATTAATGTCGTGGACTACCTTGACTTATACAAGAAATTCACGTATACTAATCAGGAATCATATCGCTTAGATCATATAGCTTTTGTTGAACTAGGGCAGAGAAAATTAGACCATAACGAGTTCGAGAACTTCAAAGATTTTTACACAAAAGATTGGCAGAAGTTCATTGACTATAACATCCTTGACGTGGAACTTGTGACACGTTTAGAAGATAAGATGAAGTTAATAGAACTTGCTATTGCTCTAGCATACGATGCTAAGGTAAACATCAGGGATGTATATTATCAGGTGAGGATGTGGGACACCATCATATATAATTTTCTGAAGGATAAAGGAGTTGTTGTCCCACCAGCAAAACGATCAGACAAGAACGAAAAATACGAAGGAGCATATGTCAAGGAACCGATACCAGGACGCTATAATTGGGTGGTTAATTTTGACCTCAATTCTCTGTATCCTCATCTCATCATGCAATATAATATTTCCCCAGAAACGCTCGTGGACAGAAGACACCCAACCGCTACGGTCGATAAGCTCTTACAAAAGCAAGTGGAGATAAAAGGAGAGTATTGTGTAGCACCTAATGGTGCACAGTATCGCAAAGATATACATGGGTTCTTACCTGAGATCATGCAGAAAATATACAATGAACGTACATTGTATAAAAAGAAAATGCTCAAGGCAAAGGATGAGTATGAAAGAAATCCATCTGCCAAATTAGAGAAGGATATTAGTAAATTTAATAACATCCAGATGGCACGTAAGATTCAATTGAACAGTGCCTATGGTGCTATTGGTAATCAATACTTCAGATATTATAACTTACGTAATGCTGAAGCAATTACTTATGGTGGTCAGTTCAGTATTCGTTGGATTGAAAACAAAATGAATGAGTACCTCAACAGGGTACTGAAAACAAAAGGAGAAGATTATGTCATTGCTAGTGATACTGATAGTATCTACCTCAATATGGGTCCTCTGGTCGAGACTGTATACAAGGGGAGAGAGAAAACTGATCAGAGCGTTGTTGGGTTCCTTAACAAGATCAGTGAAATGGAACTTGAGCCTTATATTCAAAGTTCTTATGAAGAACTGGCCGAATATGTCAGTGCCTATGACCAGAAGATGATCATGAAACGTGAGAACATTGCATCGAGTGGTATCTGGACAGCAAAGAAAAGATATATGCTCAATGTATGGGACTCAGAAGGTGTAAGATACAACAAACCAAAGTTGAAAATGATGGGGATCGAAGCAGTTAAATCTTCGACACCTGCACCATGTCGTGCTGCCATTAAAGATGCTATTAACATCATGATGGATGGCACAGAAAACGATTTGCTATCCTTTATAAATTCTTTTAAGGATGAATTCAATTCGTTACCGCCTGAGGACATAGCATTTCCGAGGTCAGTTAATGGACTACGCAAATTTAAAGCATCAGGAACCGTGTATACAAAGGGCACCCCTTTACATGTTCGTGGAACTTTGCTTTATAATTTTTATATCGCAAAGAACAACCTCGAATACAAGTACCCCCTCGTACAAGAGGGTGAGAAAATAAAATACATTTACCTACGCAGACCAAACAAAGTTAATAATGAAAACGTAATCTCTTTCCTTAATACATTCCCACGTGAACTGGGAGTGGAAGGGCAGATAGATCGTGATGCCCAATTTAAAAAAGCATTTCTCGACCCTTTACGAATCATCACAAATGTGATAGGATGGGAGACAGAGAAAGTATCTAACCTTGAATTTTTATTTGCATGACTTCATCATTTTTAAAAGGAATTGTCAAAGAGATTGACAATGAATACGCAGGTCTTCTATCTGAAGGTGGCGTAGGTGACATTGAATCATTTGTTGATACGGGATCATATATTTTTAATGCTCTTGTTAGTGGTTCAATCTATGGAGGTGTACCCTCTAATAAGATTACTGCACTAGCAGGTGAAAGTGGTACAGGTAAAACATTCTTTGCTATGGGTGTTGTACAAAATTATCTTGCAGAGAACCCTGATGCAGGTGTAGTTTACTTTGAATCAGAAGCTGCTATCACTAAAGATATGATTGATGAACGTGGCATAGATGGTTCACGTATGATCTTAGTTCCTGTTACTACAGTACAAGAGTTTCGGACTCAAGCACTACAAATACTAGATAAATATCTGGCATTGGACACAAAAGATCGCAAACCTATGATGTTTGTGTTAGACTCTTTGGGAATGTTATCAACATCTAAAGAACTAGCAGACAGTGCCGAAGGTAAAGACACTCGTGACATGACTAGAGCACAAGTTGTTAAGGCAATATTCAGAATTCTTACACTAAAATTAGGAAAAGCAAATGTACCCCTACTTGTTACAAATCACACCTACGATGTTGTCGGTGCTTACGTCCCAACCAAAGAGATGGGCGGTGGTAGTGGTCTTAAGTACGCTGCTAGTACGATCGTTTACCTCTCAAAGAAGAAAGAAAAAGACGGTAAAGATGTCATCGGAAATATTGTCAAAGCTAAGGCAGCAAAGTCTCGTTTAACAAAAGAAAATTCACAAGTAGAAACACGTTTATACTATGATTCTAGAGGACTTGATAAGTATTATGGTCTCTTAGAACTAGGAGAAAAGTATGGAGTATTTGAACGTAAAGGAAATCGTGTAGTTGTAGGAGAAACTAGTGTATATCCCTCTGCAATTCTTAAAGAACCAGAGAAATATTTCACTGAAGAAATAATGGAGAAACTTGACTGGGCAGCGGGTCAAGAATATAAGTATGGATCATGAAAATAGATTTATTTCCCACCACAGTTCGTAAGTATAATATTCCTAACAATGATATATTCTTAACGCACTGGACTAAAGAATATAATGAATGTAAATTCAAAGAAATATCTCCATTGATCATGGGATATGATGATATAGGTCATGACTTAACATTACCTTACGTTGATGTTCTAAATCAATTCATGATTGATCTTGGTGTCAATGAAACTCATTCATTTTCTCTGCAAGCATTTGTTTTTAAATGTTTAGAGAAAGGAGAGAGCATAGACAAAGGTGATTTCTTACCAAGTCATTATACAATGGTTCATTATCTAACTGAATGTAAGAAATCTGATTCATTCTTTCATCCTATAAGACAAATAGTTCAATCTTTTGATCCTGTTGGTGTTCCAGAATGGATATGGGATGCAGGATTGTATGTTAATGCAGGTGATATTTTAATCTATCCATCTTACTTGGAAACTGCTTCTCCTAGGAATGAGTTGACAGATCCAAGAATGACTGTTACAGTGCCTATAGTTTTAAAACCAAATGAGCAAGGTAGAAAACCTAGTAATTAAAAATCTTCTCCTTGATGAGGAGTATGTTAGAAAAGCTATGCCTTTTATCAAGGCAGAGTATTTTTCTGATCTCCTAGAGAAGAACTTATACAATGTAATTAATAAATATTTTACAGACTACAGTGCTTTACCTACAAAAGAAGCATTAGAGATTGAAGTTGGACAACTTGGAAATATATCAGACGAACAACATAGACAAACTATACAATATATCAGAGATATTGATGATGAGAAATCAGAGTATGATTGGATATTAGATACAACTGAAAAATGGTGTAAGGAACGTGCTATTTACCTTGCACTTATGGAGTCAATTAAGATAGCAGAAGGTAATGATGAGAAGAGAGCTACGGGTGCAATACCTAGTATACTTTCTGATGCATTAGCAGTGAGTTTTGATAATCATATAGGACATGATTACCTACAAGACTACGAAGAAAGGTACGAATTCTATCATCAAACCGAGGAAAAGATTCCATTTGATTTGGAATTCTTCAACCGCATCACAAAAGGTGGTTTACCTAATAAAACTCTCAATATTGCTCTCGCAGGTACTGGTGTGGGTAAGTCTCTTTTCATGTGCCATGTTGCTAGTAGTGTTCTCCTTCAAAGTAAAAATGTTTTGTACATTACTTTGGAGATGGCAGAAGAAAAAATAGCAGAAAGAATAGATGCAAATCTATTGAGTGTAGATATACAGCAACTTGATCAGTTACCTAAAATGATGTTTGATTCTAAGGTAAATAAGATTGCTAAGAAGACACAAGGTTCATTGATTGTCAAGGAGTATCCAACTGCATCTGCTAGTGTGGCACACTTCAGAGCATTACTTAATGATCTTGCTCTTAAGAAATCATTTAAACCTGATATAATATTCATAGACTACTTAAATATATGTGCATCAAGTCGTTATTCAAAATTAGGTAATGTCAACTCCTACTCCTACATCAAAGCAATCGCAGAAGAACTTAGAGGACTTGCAGTGGAAGCAAATGTACCTATCGTATCTGCTACTCAGACCACTCGTTCTGGTTATGGTAGTAGTGATGTGGATCTTACCGATACCAGTGAGTCCTTTGGTTTACCTGCTACTGCTGACCTTATGTTTGCTCTTATCTCTACCGAAGAGTTAGAGGAAATTAATCAAATTATGGTAAAACAACTTAAGAATAGATATAATGATCCTACTATCTTTAAAAGATTTGTTGTGGGTATTGATCGTGCTAAGATGAGATTATATGATTGTGAACAAACTGCACAGGAAGATATAGTTGATAGTGGCCAAGAAGAATTATCTACTGGTGAGAAAT